TCCGAAACGGCCGAAAGGTCGGCAGGGCTCCAGCTTATCCGCATATCAAAGATGTAGATGAATGGGTTGAAAAGACCATTATCGAAAGATTGGAGAACACATTATGAGCATTGAATCTCTCAAAACGCTGCTCGAGACTGCCAAATTCAACGTATTTCTCGACAAGGCTCCGGACGGAACGGCTTGTCCTTACGTTGTAATGGAAGACGTCACTCATCCGAACTTTGCAGCAGATAATTCAACTTTTACAAATACGACCTCACTCAAGATCACTCTGGTCGAAAGTGAAGTCCATGATTGGTCTCTCATAGCAACTCTTGAAGGTGTGCTTGATTCCATACCGCTTCCTTACAGCAGCGATCATGCACAGGACACGGATGAGGATGCCTGTGAGACCTACTACTATATTTCATTTTTAGGAGGAACAAAAAATGCCTAATGCTGATAAAAAGGTATTCTACGGACTTTCGAATGTTCACTATGCTCTTCTTACCGAGGCTGAGAGTGACGGCCAGATCGTTACCAGTTACGGCGAAGTTAAGAGATGGCCCGGTGCGGTCAACCTGACATTCGATCCTAACGGCAACCCGATCATCTTCTCTGCTGATAACAGCGCATATTATAACCTTCCTAACTCCAGAGGTTACACAGGTTCGTTCGAGTGTGCGCGTATTCCTGATGACATCCGCACGGACATCTCAGGCGTCAAGGTCGATGATAACGGAATCGTTGTCGAGACAGACAAGGATGAGCTTGCTTTCTTCGCACTCATGTTCGAGTTCGAGACAGACGTCAACGCTGACAGATATGTCTTCTATAAGGTTGCTCTTTCTCAGAGGCCTTCAGTCGCTTCAAAGACTGTTGACGTCAACTCTGACATCGAGATCGGAACAGAGACACTCCAGTTCGTTGCTCTGCCTCGCACAGATGCAATCGAGATCGACGGTGTCGAGAAGCATCCTGTTAAGGCTATGACGAGCAAGGACACAGACAAGGACGCTTATGACAATTTCTATACTGCTGTTTACTCTCCGAGCTTTGACGGCGAGTCATCCTGATCTGATTAGGTAAGAAATGTTTTTTTGAGGGAGAGGCCCAAACGGTCTCTCCCTTTTTATTTAAAAGGAAAAGGTGAAATTATGTTTAATATCGACGAAATTGAAATCAATGCAGCATTTTATGAGCTGTTTGAAACTACCTTCGGAGACGATTTCTTCGAAGTCCTGGCGAGCTTGAGACCTACGAAAAAGATAGCATCGCTCAGATCAAGACAGCAGATGATCTCTCTGAATCTTAAAAAAGATAATGGTGAAGAACTTACCGAAGAAGAAGAAAAGCTTCTCGCGAAAAATCCCGGTAAGTGGAAAGAACTCACGGAAGAAGAACAGGACGAGCTCTTCAAGTGGAAGCTCAAGACCTCGGCGATCATGAAAAAGCAGACACCGAGGATCGCTTACATCGGCACGAAACTCCACAAAAGAGAATACAGAGGAAGTATGCAGGACTATTATGCCTTTCTTGCCGGCTGTGACGCTTCCGATTTTTTAAATCCGAAAACAATCGAAAAAGTATGGGAAAAGGTTCATCTGGATCAGTCTCTTCCTAAATCAGTAAAAAACGCATAAAGACCGCACAAAGCATAAGACCGATGACCTGTTCTTTGTTCCAGCTCCGAGCTTTGGAGCTTGGAATAAAAAAGCAGGACATGAGGTTCTATTCGTGCGGTCAGATCTTTGCTTTATTGACGGAACGATCCAATGACAAATATGACTGGCCCGTAATGGCCACACAGTCAGACATTGATGCCTTTTCCCGTCGTTAATACGAGGTATATATAAAATGGCATCAGCTATTAAGGGAATCACAATTCAGATCGAGGGCAATACTTCCGGACTGGTCAAGTCTCTGCAAAGCGTAGAGTCCCAGATCAAGAAGGACGATGCAGCCTTAAAGAATCTCGAAAAGGCTCTCGAGTTAGATCCTAAGAACGTAGACCTTTTAGCTGCAAAAGAAGCAGTCCTCGCCGAGAAGACAGAGCTCACGGCTCAAAAGCTGGAGATATTGCAGCAGGTACAATCTGACGCTCTCACGGATCTTCCCGAGGATGCACAGCTTACCACGTCACAGATGGCAGAGCTCCAGGCAGAGATCGCTTCAACGAGTATGCAGCTCGAGGATCTCGAAGACGGTGCCGGTGATGCCGGTGACGATCTTGAAGAGACAGGCGACAAAGCTGAAGACTCAGGCGAAGCGATGGAGGCTTTCGGTGAAGCTGCCGAGGCAGCAGGTGAGATGGCTGTTGCAGCTTTCGAGGCTGTTGTCGCTGCTGCTGCTGCCGTAACGACGGCAATCGTCGCAGCAGGAACGGCCATCGGTTCTGCTATGGTCACGGCAACAATGGACACTGCGAGCCTTGCTGATGAGCTCTTGACAATGAGCTCCACGACAGGCTTGTCGACCGACACACTGCAAGAGCTGAATTACGCTTCAGAACTTCTCGACGTAAGCACGGACACTGTTACGGGCTCGATGACAAAACTCTTGAAGACGATGTCTTCTGCTGCTGACGGTTCCTCGTCAGCTATGGAGAAGTTTGAGAGTCTCGGGATCTCGATCTATGATGCCGAAGGCAATATCAGAAGCACTGAAGATGTCTTCTGGGAAGCCATTGACACTCTGGGCCAGTTTGAATCGGAAACCGAGCGCGATATGGCGAGCATGGAGCTCTTCGGGAAGTCAGCCCGTGAATTGAATCCGCTCATAGAGGCCGGTTCCGATTCCTTCCGTCAGCTCGCAGACGAGGCCGCATCCGTAGGGTATATTCTCGACGGAGAAACGCTCGACGCTTTCGGTGCTCTCGATGACAATATGCAGAGAATGAGCAACACGGCCCAGGCTGTCAAACAGTCCTTCGGTCAGGTGCTCTTACCGTTGCTCACTGACGCGAGCGGAGATCTTGTCGACCTGATGGGCGACTTCTCCGGAGCTCTCGCCGGTGCAGGCGGTGACATAGACGCCATCGGTGGCATAATTGAGCAGTTCGCGCCTCAAGCTGTTGCACTGGTAGAAAAATACATCCCGAAGATCCTGACTGTTTTTGAGCAGGTCTTCGGTGCGCTCTTGCCCGTGGTCGTAAAAGTCGCGCCTCAGATAATCAGTCTGGCAGGCGAACTTGTTGTCATGCTGGCAAATTCGATCTCAGATAACAGCGAGGAATTTATTTCAGCTTTTGAAAGTCTGTTTGAGTCCGTCGTAAATTCTGCGATCACGCTGCTTCCGGTCATAATTCCGCTCGCGATCCAGCTCATTGAGACTCTCGTGAACGCTCTGCTCGAGCCCGGGAACTTAGAGCTTCTTATAAGCGGTGCGCTCGGAATGGTCACGACTCTTGTCGAGACTCTGACAGATGAATCGAACTTGACGTCTCTGATCTTGGCCGCGACAACAATAATCACATCTCTGCTTAACGGCCTCAGCGAAGCCCTTCCGATTCTGATTCCTGCTGCGCTTAATGCAATATTGACGATCGTTGACACGCTTTTAGAGAGCGGATCGCTTGAACAGATCCTTTCGGCTGCTCTGAGTCTTATCAATACTCTGGCGATAGGACTTATCCAGTACCTTCCCGAGCTGATCTCACGACTTCCGGAGATCATAATCGGGATCGTTGAGTTTTTGACGGGCGACGCCTTGCCTGACATTATCGAGGCAGGCTTCACGCTCATCACGGCGATAGTTGGCAAGCTTCCCGAGATAATCGTTGCGATTGTTAATGCGCTTATCGAGCTTGTCGCTGGCATGATTGATTATATCACGGGCGACGGTCAGGAAGATCTCATGAAAAATTTTGAGGCCGTCTTCCAGGGCATCGCAAACGGAGCTATGACATGGGGCTCGGATGTTATTGATATGTTCATTGACGGAATAATGTCGATGTGGGAGAGCCTCAAGAGTACGCTTAACAGCGTGGCTGATCTTGTCAAAGCGATCCTCGGCTTCTCCGTTCCGGAAGAAGGGCCTCTGCATGAGTGGGCTTTCAATAATCCGGGCGAAGATATGCTTGAGCTATACGCGAAAGGTATTCATGACGGAATGTCTGACGTGAAGAACGCACTGGCAGACACGGCGAACCTTATCAGCAACGATGTAGGAAACTTCGACCTGGCAACACAGAACGAAGTCCATCATACAGTCGATTACAGTGGCGGTCTGTCGAGGATAGAACACGCCATCACTTCGAGTGCTGCCGTTGCGAGTGCTTCGGAGGCTTCGACCATCGTGATCCCTGTCTATATCGGAGGCCAGCTTATCGACACAGTCGTTGTGGATTCGATCGACAGGGTGACTTATCTTAACGGAGGTCACTGATGTTAGGTAATTATTTAATATTCAATAATGAAGTATTCCCGAATCCTGTCGAGCCTGAGAGAGAATCGAAAACCATCGAGAAAGTCTCTCAGAGCGAAGCAGGAACGGATCTCGTCTGCGTCGTAAGACCATCAAAAAATACATGGAACTTTACCTTCAGACTATCGCCCGGAAAAAAGGCGATACTGGAAGGCCTGACAAAAGACGAGTCAACCGAGATGCTTTATATGGGAGTTACATATACGGTAAGAGTAAGGAACTTCAAAGAAAAACTCGTTGAGGGCTCCGAGTGGCTCTCTTCGGTAAATGGTTTATATGAATGTTCAGTAAATGTGACGGAGTTTTGAGATGTATCCAGTTTCGAACGATTATAAGATTAAGATGCTTGACAAGATCCAGACTCACAGACTTGTTGGCGTTCTCGACGGAGTCATAGATTTTGACGAGAGCGATGTTATCGGCGTATCTTATCAGAACCAGTGTGCGGAGAAAAAGGTGAACATCGGCTCGGTTCATGTTGGAATGTTGAAGCTGACATTTCTCAAAGACCAGCTCAACCGTGGAACCTATTTCAAAAAGAAAATCACATTAAAAGACGGTCTGTTATTAGGCAAGGATGAAAACGATGATCCTATCTGGGAAGACATACCGATCGGAGAGTTTTACATCAATGATGCTGTGTGGACTTCTGCCGATATGGTCGACGTCACTGCCTACGATTGCCTTTCACTTATGGACGAACCGCTTGAGATCGACCTGACGAGCGGTTCCGTCTATTCTTTTTGTAAGTACATTGAGACCATGACCGGAGCACCTTTCGGAATGACGCTCGAAGAGTGCCAGGCACTTCCGAACGGCACTGAAACTCTGCATCTTTTTGAAAAGAACAGTCTCGAGACATACAGAGACCTTTTGAGCGCGGTCGCTACTATGGTCGCAGGCTTCGCTTATGCTGATAAGGACGGAACGTGGAAGCTCAAGAAATTTGACAATGAATCAATCCTGACGATCCCGAAAAACAGACGAATCTCCGGAGCTAAGTTCTCTGATTTTACGACTTATTATGATACGGTCATCTATACCGATGTCAGAAGCGGTCAGCAAAAGAGAGCAGGCGATGGCGAAGGTATGACAATGGATCTGGGTGACAATCCGTTCCTTCAGTATGGTTCTATTCAAGCCCGTTACATAAGAGCAGCTTTCATCGCAGATGCAATCGAAGATATGACATATATTCCTTTTAATGTCTCGATGCTTCCTGCTCTGATCGCTCTGGATCTCGGTGACGTGGTTAAGTTTACTAACGATTATGCAGATGAGGCCTCGACCGGAGCCGTTATGTCTATAAATTGGACTTACAACAAGTCCATGAATGTTCAATGCTTTGGTGACAATCCGAAGCTCCAGCAGGCCCAGAGCAAAAACGACAAAAATATATCGGGATTGAGAAGATCCTCTGCTTCGAATCAGATCGAATACTATCATTACGTCAATATTGATCCGATCACGCTCGGAAGCGAGGAAGAAATAAGGATCGCTAAACTCATTTTTACACCGATGAACGAGGCGACCGTCAAGATCACTCATGAGCTTTTGTTTGATATGGTCGCTGACCTGTCGACGGACAGCTCTTACGAGATCCATTACTATCTCGATAATGAGCAGGTCTTATACAAGCCTTATGAGAGCCTTACGGCTCTGAAAGCACAAACAGAGATAAGCGGAACGACATACGAGGGCGACATCGACGAGGTCAATCTTTCAATCTGTCGGGACTTCTTCTATTTCATCAGGGACGTAGAACCAAACAGAACTCATACATGGGAAGTGAGGATAATAACTCACGGAATAGATTCGACCACGTTTGACGTCAACCACATCCGCATCTTGCTCGAAGGTCAGAATCTTTACGGTGAGGGAGATGTCGGAGGCTATATCGAAGCCGAGGACGATGTCACTCTCTTCGATATTGGTTTTATGGAAATGGTCGAGATCGAGGAAGGTACGGGAAGCAGCGAGCCGAAAGTTATTATCGGTCTGGTTACGGGATACATTCTTACCGAAGCCGGGGACGTTCTCAATGCCGAGAACGGTGACAAGCTGATAACCGACGCAGATACAAAAATCTCTGACTTGCCTTCTGCTTCTGCCGTCAACAGTGACGCAGAGTTCCCGATCACGCAGAGCGTCAACGGAACAGACACGACACTCAAGGCGAACATCGAAGACATCGGAGACTATATCGCAGGAACGCAGACCTTCGCAGGACTCAATACGACAGCAAAAACTCTTATCGGTGCTATTAACGAGATTCTGGCTAATCAGTAAAGGAGAAAGCCTATGGCAGACAAAAAAATATCACAATTAACGGCAGCGTCACAGGTAAACAGTGACGCTGTTTTTCCGTTGTCTCAAATCGTGAGCGGAAGTGATGCAACGGTAAAGGCAACGGTCGGACAGGTCGGTGACTACATAGCCGACGGACAGAATTTTGCAGGCTTAAACACGACAGCCAAAGACCTGATCGGAGCCATTAACGAGATCGCTGCCGGAGGCGGTGGTTCACTCAATCCTGTTAATATCTCTGATTTTTCATTTAGCAACAAAGTAAATACGACTGATCCTACTGTTACGAAAATAAGCGATTATGAATTTGCTTTGTCATATCAAGACCAAAATGCAAGTGGTTACGAACAATGTTTATTTAAAGTTACTCTACCTGCTGGTATATATGTCGCAGAAATTAAGGCAACTGTTAGCGCAAATACAGGCATAACATCAGGCTTTACTTGGGGTATATATACTTCAAGCAGTAATGCAAATACTAATAGTAATATTACTGCCGCATATTCAACCTATGTTCCGTTTATTAGAACTGATACTAATGAACATACATATCGAGTGCCTATTCTTGTTAAAAATAATGGTTATGCCTATATAGGTTTTGCAACGGCAGATGATAATGGGGTAAACGCTACTATTACTGTTAGTTCTTTGAAGATTTATCCTACTCTTTAAAATGGAGGAAAAACAATGGCTAAAAGATTGAAACTCCACGGACATATAAAACTTAAACTTTATAACTCGTTCTCGGGCAATCTTGAAAAGATTGTTGAAGGTGAGAATGTAATTACGTCCGCTATCCCTGATATCTTGAAAAATAATCTTCTTGGTATGACAACTCTATCTAAAATTACAGGAAACGAAGGGCTGTTCAAAGAATGGTTCGGAGGTGTGATTTGCTATAATCAGCAGCACGCTAACCTTAATGCAGGTGATTATTGGATGCCAAACAGCCACGATAATCCTGTTATTGCTCACGCTGGCATGACACCAATCGACACCGATCATGATGACGATATGACCAGAGGACAGGCGGTCGGTTCTTCTTTCATCAGGACGGCAAACAGCATGAAACTCGTCTGGGAGTGGGGGACGACTCATGGAAACGGAATTATCAGATCTTTAAGCCTTTGCCATTCTGACGTTGGTAGCTACGGCAACGGAGTAGACAGCTATCATTTCCGAAATTCCTTTGCACCGTGGAAGCAAATTCAAAGTTCAGACCTGATTGACCTCAAACAAGATCCAAGAGAGCCGGGAAATGCCTTCTGTCAATATGACGTAAATCATACTTTATTCTTCTATATCGGAGCAGATGGATGGTATGAAGGAGATCACACCAATATTATTCCTAGCTATCCTAACAGCGTTCACGATGTTACCATTTATATTAGAAGGTTGCCATATAATAAAGCTGGTTTATTTGATCTAGTAAATGGCACGACGGAACAGACCGACGAAAGGAAGTTTACGGTCACTACCAGTCTTGATTTATGGTATAATCCTGCCTTCTTTTTTGATCCTAACACTAAATATCTTTGGCTTTTTACGAATTTTACTAAAGTTACCCAAAGTACAAGAGAGTGGTCAAGAGACACTGTTAGTTATTCCGTTATTGAT